GTAGTTGGTGCAGAGGGGTTTGTTGATTATAGTGAAGTCTCTTACACTTTACCTATAGTTGCATTTGATGTTTCATGGGGAACATGGGATACAATAGGTGACAATTGGTCAGTTGGGAAAAGCTTTGACTTGGGCCCAGTTGACGGAACAATTCAGTATATAGAATTTCATGGTGATGCTGATATTTCAAACGAAAGGAATATAGTATTAACAATAAGCAAAGAAATATAACAAGATACATTTTAAATCGAGGAGAGATTATGTAAAAACAGTCTTTATGATGGATAGCAAATTAATTTAACCAACCATCTGGAGAGATACCACATGCCAAGACGCAATACAAACCTACAAGTAATTGAGAATTTAAATTCTGATGTACAGAAGGTGAAAAGAAAATCAACTTTAAAAATGCGTATTGAGGATTTAATTACAATTGATGCACTCACAGAAACCCAAGGACATTTTTTCGCAGAGTACAAAAAAGATTGTAGAGCAATGTTATTACATGGATGCGCTGGTACAGGAAAAACATTTATTGCCCTGTACCGAGCATTAGAACAGGTTTTACAGAGAGGAAACCCATATAAGAAAGTAGTCGTTATAAGGTCAGCAGTCCCATCAAGAGAAATAGGACATTTGCCAGGCGATGAAACTGAGAAGACTGCGGTGTACATGCAACCATATATTGATATGTGTACTGCATTGTTCCCCCAAAAACAACAGGCATTCCAGAGACTAATCGAACAGAAATATGTAGAATGGATGATTACATCATTTGTAAGAGGAATTACATTGGATAATTCCATTATTATCGTGGATGAGTGTCAAAATATGAATGACATGGAGATTAATTCCATTATAACTCGCGTAGGACATAATAGTAAGATTATATTCTGTGGAGACTTCCGTCAAACTGACCTATATAAGAAAGGCGATTTAAGTGGATTGCAGAAATTCATGGTAATTGCTGAAAATATGCCTTCTTTTAGGACTTTTGAGTTTAGTGAGGACGATATTGTCCGTTCTGACCTTGTAAAAGAGTATTTAATCTCAAGAATCCGCTATGAAGAGCAATATGGGACTTGACATTTGCTCTGAAGGCTAGTATAATGGTCACATAATTATAGGATTTTTGTAATGTTTACACATATTGACGAAAAACACGATTTTCCCCAGTTAATGAGGGAGAATTTTGAAGGAAAAAGGACATATGTAACGGAAAATGGTGATAGATACCCTTCTATCACCACCGTTCTTGGATATAAGATAAAACCCGCTATAAAAGCATGGAGAAAAAAGGTAGGAGAACAGACCGCGAACAAAATATCGCGTCAATCGTCTGTTCGGGGAACCAAAATTCATGGTGTTTGCGAGGATTATCTTAATAATAAGGAACTTGATACTGAAATGTTGTCCTTTGTAGAGGAAGATATGTTTGATAACATGCGCCTTTACCTTGATAAAATAGACAACATTCACGCGATTGAACAATTTTTGTACAGCGACCATTTAAGGTTGGCTGGTCAAGCGGATTGTATCGCGGAATTTGAGGGAAAATTGTCTATTATTGACTTTAAAACCTCTGCTAAAAGGAAAACCAAGTCATATATAAAGAATTATTTCGCTCAATGTGCTGGTTATGCCATCATGTTTGAGGAAAGAACAGGAATACCTATCACAAATTCAGTAATTATCATTGGTGTAGCGAATGAAGAACCACAATTATTCATTGAACATCGTGATAATTATACAGAATACTTGTTAGAATGTCGAGATTTATACGAAAATAACGCTTGACTTCTGGCCCATCTTATACTATAATATAAATATAACTTGACTCTATGAAACGAATTGAAAGGTTGACAGGACGGGGGTGCGATTCCCCCCGCCTCCACCAATTTATCCTTATAGACCCGACTAAGGGGGCGAATAGGATCGACTGGGACTTATTAGAGGAGTGGAGAGTTCGGAGAGGAAGCTGCCGTAAGTGCAACGCAACCATAAACGCAGAAGATAATACTGCTTATGAGGACTACGCTTTAGCGGCGTAGAATCGCTCGGGGTTTTGGAGACAGTTCCTAGCACCAGAATACTGTCTCGTTTTTATCTCATAAAGAGAAGGAGGAAGATATGTGGTTAATTACAGGACTCGTAATAGGAGTTGTAGTTGGTGCATGGATTAAAGACCGAAAAGGTTGGTTGGATTTTCTTGACACATTATTTGACAAGATACCATTCTAATCTAATACACTATGTACAGTTGGTTTTTAACTGCCATCTCAGCGGTTACATTAGTATTGTTCCCGCTAAGCGCTGACAACCACTTTGTTAACGACAAGAATTTCCTAGAATATGAACAGGAATTAATTCATAATCAAGAAGAAATTGCTTGTCTTGCCGTTAACATTTACCACGAAGCGAGGGGCGAAAGTGAAGAAGGAAAACTTGCAGTAGCTTTCGTAACTCTCAATCGTGTTAAGAGTGACGCATATCCAGATACAGTTTGTGGAGTTGTTTATCAAGGAAAACACAAACGGTCTTGGAGAGATAATGAAACGCTGGTTCCAGTAAGACATGGATGCCAATTCAGTTGGTACTGTGACGGTAAATCCGACATGGTACAAGATTTCGACTCATATGAGGAAATCGTTGAATTGTCAATGAATGTCTGGTATGGAAGGTTTGAAGATAACACAGATGGAAGTTTGTTTTATCACGCAGATTATGTAGACCCAGCATGGGCGCAACACATGGCAATGACAAAAAGGATAGATAATCACATTTTTTACACGATGTCGAGTTATTAATTATGTCTGATAAGGTTCACAATTTTATTGTTACAGGCGGATGTGGATTTATAGGTTCACATTTAGTAGAAGCATTAGTTCTTCACGGGCAGAATGTTCTTGTAATTGATGATATGAGAACTGGCAGTTTTAAACTCGATAGTAAACATGTGAAGTATCTACATCAAGATGTTGCATCAGCAATCCCAGTTGGGAAGTTTGACGCAATATTTCACCTAGCCGCCACGCCTAGAATTAGGTTATCACAGAAAGACCCCTTTGGTACTATCACAAATAACCTTAATTCAACAATGGTAGTTTCTGAATACGCGAGAAGAGAACGAATTCCTTTGTTTTTCGCTGCCTCTTCTAGTACTCAGTTTCTTCATCATCACGATAATCCTTATACATTTTCTAAGTGTGTAAGTGAAGAAATCTTAGAACTTTACCACAAACAATTTAACTTGGAATATCATATGTTATATTTCTATAATGTATATGGCCCAAGGGAAGCTGACTATGGAGAATATAGTACGGTAATAAGAGCATTTAAGAAATGCATCCAAAAGAATGAACCTCTTAGGATATTTGGTAGTGGTAAAAAAGAAAGAGATTTCACTCACATCCATGATGTAATCGATGGTATTCTAAAGTTGTTAACTACAAAGAGAAAACCAAAACATGTACATCTTGGTTCTGGTAATCCAGTTAGTATAATGGAAATAGCAAACGCATTTAATCATCATGCTGTTCACGAATTCGATAAGAAGGGTGAAGCAGAAGTGACCGAATGTGAAAATCCTTATATAGAACCTCAATACGATGTTATTGGATATATCAAAAAATGGAAGAGTGATTATGAGGAAGAAGCTATTTTAAGAAAAATAAACAAAGATTTTCGTAATGTGGAAGAAAAATATGCCAAAATTGATAGTGGACAATGACGAGAAAAAAGAAGAGAAGATTAGTGATGTTGCTTTGGTTACAAAGTCAGAATTTCAAACATCATCTGAATTCTCTCAGCATATAGAAAAGAAGGCTGTCTCTGCTGGAAACTATATCGATGTATTAGTCGAGTATTGTACCAAAAATGACATAGAGATTGAGAGTGTTAAAAAATTATTAACCGCATCTCTAAAAGAAAAGATAAAAGCAGAAGCAATTGGACTTAACTTAGTTAAGGGACAAAAGTCTTGTAAGTTACCTATATGATTGAACCCTATGAAGTTTATAAGTTATATCTAGCAATTAAACTTCATTTTACTACTAAGTCATATGATGTAGTAAAATATAAGGGTAAAGTTAGAGTAAAACCAGAGACCTTTCGTAAAAGAAAGGACATGGTATCTATAAAGAAACTTGCTAGAGATTATAAACGCGAGGAAATAATAGATTTTTTAGTCGCAAATTTTGTATCTGGAGAACGATGGGGTGGATTGT